TCTCCTATATATTTGTATATGGGTAAATCTTTATGGGGATCATCGGTTTCACCTATATACCCAAAAAATGTTACTCCTTTATTTACGAATTTAGAATAGTAAGCAGAAGCTAATTGTTCTTCATTTGCTCCCTTGTTATTTCCCCAACCCCAAGATCCTCCTACTACTGCTAAATTAGCATTAGGGAATTTTTTATATAATAAATCTACTAAGCCATTTACATCATCTTTAGGATTAAAATTACCATTTGTTCCTATAACTATAATAACAGATGTTACACTACTATCTTCAGAAGTAGATGATACCGCCTTTTTCAACCAATTTAAATCTTTTTTAGCTTGTTGTAATCCTTTACCTATTACTGCATTTTTAGGAGCATATTTCATTATAAAAGGTACTTGAGAATCTCCTATTACTATAACTTTTTTACTAGAAGGAGAAGAATTAGATGGAGGGGATGTAGGAGGTGTTGTAGTAGAAGTAGAAGAAACTTTGTTTCCTGAATATGTTTCTACTGCTTTTAAATAAATATTATATATATCTTGAGTTCCTTTGTCTCTGTCTCCTTGTCCTGCATAGGGATATGTTCCATTTCTATCAGGAATAGAAGCCCACTCTCCTGCAAGGTTTGTCTTTCCGTTTCCTAATATATTTAAAAAATATGAATTTTCTGTGACATTTGTTATTCCTGACTTGGCTAATTCGTATGCTTTTTCTCCGTCTTGTGCTGATTTTAAGCGTTTTTTAATAAGAGTAAATCCTCCTTTATCTTGATTAACTTTATTAAAAGCAGCATTTGAATTATTATTTATTCCTGTCCATGTGTCATATTGAAATTGATATCTTCCTGCTGCTCTTGTTGTACTATTTCCAAAAGGAAAAACAAGATTAGGATGACCTTGTGTAGTATCGGGAGTCCATCCTGATATTATTCTAAAGTTAAAAGTAATATCATATCCATTTTGTCCTGCTCTAGCTGTTCCTTCAAAATAGGAAATCATATCTAATAATGCTCTACCCCAATCAGGAATACTATTATCTACTTTTCCAAAATTATCTATTGCGTTTTGATTCAATGGTGCTTTTCCTCCAACACTTCCTAATGATTTTATTATATCTACAATAGTAGATAAATCTAATTTTTTAAAATCAACATTATTCGATATGTCTTCTAATATTACATAAAGGGTTTCTAATTTAGTAACCCAATCTCCTCCTCCTATTGTGTGAGAAATAGAAGTAATAGCATTTCCTAGATCTACTCCTACTTCATCATTACCTCTATAACCTTTAGGAAGAACTTCTTCTGGGAGTTTAAACATATTACCTATAATCATTCCTCCTATTCCATCCATTTCACATGAAAATTTAGCAGGAATTAAACTTCTATTACTACCTGGGGATTTTGTTATAGATTGAAAATAAGATATTACATCTCTTAGGGCATTTTTAGCATTAGAAGACAAAGACTGAATTGAAGTTTGAGTTGAGTTATTTATATTTAATGATCCAAACAATTCAATTATTTTAATTAATCCATTTATAACAGTAGGAGTAAAATTATCTGTTACTTTTATATCACTATCTACAGGATCTACTTTCTCAAGAATAATTCTATCAGTTAAATTATTATTAAAATCTATAAATGTATTTGCTTGTATTCCTAGTTGTCCTCCTTTAGCTTGTGATCCTACTGCTATCATAGTGCTTTGTTCTGGAAATATTTGGGATTGGAGAGAATATGATCTTACAATAGATCCTAAAGAATGAATGGGTAGTTCATATAAATTTTTATTTTTATTAGGTTCAGTATATTTAACATCTATAATTCTAGCAACATTATTATCAATAGGATCTACGTGTATTTCAAAATTATTTATATTTCCTATAGAAGATTGAACAGCAGATATAATACTTTTTATATAATCATACACATTAATTTCATTTTTTTCTTTAGGATCAACATTCTCTAAACCTCCTATGTTTAAAGCTTGTTTATAAAGAAAATCAAGATTAATGTATATATTTCCTATATACCCTAATTCTAAATAAGGATCAGCATTATAAAAAAAATCTAATGGTATTTTATTTAAAAATTCAATATTAGTTAAAGCTTGTTGGGATTGCTGGTTAATATTTATAGTAGAAGGAGCTGTATTTTCTCCTCTTTCTGTTATTACAAAAGTAAACTGAGCAAAAAATCCTAAAGGTCCAGATGAAGCAGATTTTGTAACAGATAAATCAGGATTACTTTCAGTTAATGCTCCAACTATTCTATCAGCAAAATCAAAATCTCCTCTTCCTCCTACATTATTATTTAAAAGATCAGATAAATCATTATATTTTCCATCATTTTTAATTAGAGTATTAATTTCTCTGTATATTTTATTGTTTGTAATTTTTTTAAGACCTTCTATAGTACTATCTTCACCTATTGTTGTAAGATTAACCCCAGAAATTCCTTGTTGAATGGCATCATAAGCTTCTCTAAGATTTTTTTCTTCATCAGGGGTAAGAGCAGCTACGTCTTGTACTGTTGTTATAATACTTTGTTCATTATCACTCCATAAAGGACTTTTTATTACACAAATAGAAGGATCTACAGATACTTGTAAAGGATGAGCTACACATAAGAGAGGAGAACCATCAGACGTTAAACCACTTGCTCTTGTAGACAAATATATTAACGGACGATCATCTGATTTTGATATTGCTATTATATATTTAGTTATTAGCCTACAAGCTGCTTCTAAGGTAATATAAACTGCTGTATTATTTGTCACTAATGTATCTCTAGTATCATTAGGGTCTATTAAAGATATATCGGGAACTGTAAAGGTATTTTTTTCATTAAGTATACCATTAGTATAAAGTTCAGTTTGTGGAAAATCTATTAGTTTACAATAACATTCTTTCCACATTGCTGCTAAAGAAGGTTTTGTTTTGTAATCCTCAATCCATTGACTAATAGTTCCTTGTCCGGAAAATTCAGGCGTTAATAAACCTCCTTCTTTTTCACCAAAAATAGATAAACTAGGTAATATGTAATTAACTTTAAGAGATTCAACGATTTCTCCTGTCGTTATAATAGTTGTTTGGCAATCATATCCTCCATCCATTCTAGCAGACCATTGATAATTTTTAATATAGCCAAATATAGCATCATAATTGCCTTCATATTTAAGAGTCTTTTCATATAATTCTCTAAATATTGTTCTTCTATCTTTTGTAGAAGGATTAATAATATCATAAAAATCCTCAAAAGTAGGACAATATTTTGTATCACCCTCAGGAGTAGATAATATATAAGGAGTCCATCCCCATTCTAATAATACTGTGTATCCAGGACGCATGTATAGTAGTTCTAAATCTTCTAGTTGTTGTATATCCCAACAAACAAAATTAACTATTGCTTCTCTTAATGAACCATATGCTGATTTTGATTTAATATCGACTCCTGTAATTCCAGGGAAAGGACGAATACCCCTACTATAAGGAGTTTTTGTTCTTGATAGATTGCTCGATGCAAATGCATCCCATGGTATATTTTCTTTATTAGGATTATCTATATTATCTCGAGTTCCTAGTCCAAGAAGTTTAACGGGGCCTAATTGGTATTGTTCGGCAAGTAGATTACTTCCTTTCACATTTACACTAGAAGATAATCTGACCCATGAATTACGAGAGTTCATGTAAGCTAACTCTTGCGGAGTTCTAGCAAAAAACATAGGATTTCTTCTTACTTCTAGTTGTTTTTTTATATGTTCAGAAAAATTACTTTGAAATATTGACATAACATTTATCTAGCTTTATTAAAATTATTAAATAGTCTCATTACAGAACTTAAATCTGTTGGTATTCTTAATTGAGTACCCGGTTTCGGAAATAAAGATGCTCCTGTTTTATTATTATTAGCAGCAGCTATTATCCACCACATTTCAGAATCGTTATAATAAGTATATGCTAATGAATCTAATCTATCTTCAGCAGATGTAATAATATATATATCATTTTTAGATAGAGGAATATTAGGGTAAAACTTACTTTTAAAATAGGGTTTACCTTGTGGTGTTTTTAATACAATATTATTGTCGTAGCGTGACATATTTTTTTATTTTTTAACCAAAAACATTTATATCTACATTACTTAGGCCTCCAATATCTTCATTTGGATTATTATTATATTGCAACCATTCTTTATCAGCTCCTGTATTGTTTTGAGCAATGTATGTTTTATTATTATTATCCTCTGTATAGTTAGTTCCAGCATCTTCTACTCCAATAGGTGTAAATTCCATTGATACTTCTATAATATGTGGTAATATTAGTTGCTTTGCTCCTCCTTCTGGTTCATCAAGTGATATTTCCCAAGGAGTATCGTTTGTTACATTATACGTTAAAGAAGTTATAATTCCAAGTTGAGAATCTAAATAATTACCAATTGTCATTCGATGAAGAGAACCTCTCATTTGATTATTACTTCCACCAAAGTAGTCAGGAGCTAAAGAATTAATTAAATTATTTAATTTGCTATACATTGGTCTCATTTCTTCAGCAGACAGTGCTGCTGCTTTAAAACCAATACTTAATTTTCTAGAAAACCCATTATATATATAAAATTTACTACCTCGTCCTACATATTTAATATCACTCCAGTCTCCACTAATACTATCTGATAATTGGGTAAGATATGCCCTGAACACCATGAATTTGCTAAAATCAGGTTTATCTGTACTTACTTGTTGTATTCTAAACTTGATTAAATCTCTTACATTATATGGATTTCCTGATATCTTTGGAACTACTATATCCCCTCCTTTATTGTCTCCACTCCAATACTTGTCTCTATAAAAAAGAGGAGAAGCATTAATAGAATCTATCCTATTTACATCTTGTAAAGCACCTACTGTTTCTCCGTTATTCTTTATTGTTCCTTTTACACCCCCTATGCTAGTAAAATCGTCTGTACCTGGTTTTACTAATACTGCTACTCGAGCTTTGCCAAAATCCCCTACTCTGTTTTCGCGAGCTACAAAAGCCCATCTGTCAAATTTTGTATTAATTTTTACAGTTTGACCATATGTGTTAGAATATACAATTTCTTTTTGGCCAGGGATTGGTAGTCCTAAGACTTGTGCTACTGTTCTGGTTTGATTATATATACTTGCCCTATCAACAATTTGATTAATATCAATTAATATATCATCTTTATATAACCCTATTGAGCTTTTATTTTGTTCAGAAGTTATAGAAGAAAAAATATTATTAAGAACAGTATTATTATTAGGTTTATTACCGGTAATGGTATATCTCTTAATTGTTGTATTACCAATTCCATATACAGAACCAGGACCTCCAAAGTATGATAAATAAGAAATTTTTTCTCCTATCCCTGTCTTAGGAGTAGGGGTATTTAGTTCTAATTCTTTTGTAAGTTTTATTAATCTATTAAAACCATTTTGATTATTTTTATAAACTACATTTTCATATTTAGTATTCTCTGATTGGGCAAGTAATAATCCATGTCTATTGAAATGGATACCAAAAGCATTAACAGGAACTTGGGCTATAGTATTAATACCTAAATTATATAAACGAGTAGGTTGAAAAAATATACTTCTAGATTCTTGATCTGATGATGTTTTTATTGTTTCTAACCTTGGATTAGATAATTGTAGTCCTATTTGTTTAGTTATAAAAAGTGGACCTTTAGGTAAATCAAGAAAAAACTTTCCTATGCGGAAAGTATCTATTATTGAGGCATTAGCAGCTCCTGTTAATCCACCTCTAATTAAACCATCATCAAATCCTAAAAAATTAGGAATTTGAATAATGCCATTTTTAAGAGTGTTTATATCTGTTTTAATATAAGGTTGACCACTACTTCCTCCACCAGGAAGATCTTGTCCGTACTTAAGTGATTTTAAGTCTGTTTTTAAATCTAGTAGAGGCATTATTTTATATTAATAGCGACCAGGTTGAGGTCCTAAATCTCTATAATTACGGCCTGGTGTTGATTTGTATATTTGAGATACTACTCCTCCCATTCCTGCTTGCAAATTATTTGGAGCAATAGGATCGGTTTCATCTAAAGTAGATGGAGAAGATAAGCCAGCATATATACTTCCTCCCAATGCTCTTCTATTAAAATCTTCAATAGAAACATCATCGGGGTCATTTATGGAAGAATATTCGTAATGTAAATTACTTAATTCTGGTTCTAAATCACCGTTATTATAGGTATAGTCAGGAAAACCCCAAGCTGCTGAGTTGGGTTGTGCATTGAAGCCATTACCTACTAAACTTAATGAGCTGTTTGGTAGTTGATCGAGTACTGATGCCATGTTAAATTATTTTAATTGTTCGGTAATAAATATTAAAATGTTATATTTTTAAGCAACTCTATATCTAGTATTCTTTGCCTGAGCTGTACCGAAATCGGACGTAGATCCCAAATCATTAGCGAATGCCTCTTTTCCATCTATATACGATCTTATTGGTTTTTTACTAATTTCTGATGCTATTTTATCAGCAAACTTTAGCATTGTTTGTTCACTAAATGTGTTTTGTTGTGGGGAAGATTGGACAACAAGTGGTGGTTTAGGAGCTGCTATAGAAATATTATCATTTTCAATATTTGTAGGAGATTTAGGAGATATAGTCATATTAGGAGAAACAGCCATGTTGTCTCCTTCTTTTGTTATTGCTTTAGCTCCAAATCTATCTGTAATTTCAAATGGGCCTCTATTAGCAAGAGCTACACCATCTGCTACTCCTTGTGGTGGTTTTGATAAATCAGAAGCTGCTGTTTTGGTGGATTCTTTAGCAGCCATCATACTAGCTACAGCAATTGCTATTCCTACTCCTAAAGTAAGAGCTCCCATAGTCATCAAAGCACTAGCAGCAGACATACCTAACGAAGTAGCCATCATTGCTAATCCTCCTATAAGTTTAGCTATAGATATAGCTCCTAATAAACTCATTGCTGTGTATGCTGCCCAAGAATTTTTAGCAATAAATTGCATTCCGTCTACGAGTAAACCAAAAGGTCCTTCAAGCAAACCCGCAACAGCCATTTTGATATTATCAAAAGCTACAGCTAAATTTTCAGCGGCTGTTTGTTGTTTTAAGTTTACTAATAAAGAATCACTCTCAGATAATCCTCTTTCTCTAGCTATTTTTAACTGTTCTGCTGCTGATTTTCCAGATACATCCCCTAATTTATTAAATACTTCTTGTTTTTGAAGCATTTCAGCTAATTCGTTCCTACTCATACCGAATGCTTCTGCTAGAGATTTTTGAGCAATAACATTCATATTATTAAAGTCCTCAAGAGTACCTACTTGATCAGCTATTTCTTTCATTAAATCTACTTGATTTCCTGTTAAGGCAGCATAACGAGCTCTTTCTAGATTTATTTGTTTTCCTGTTATTAATTCAGCTTTTAATTCATTTTCAATTGAAGATTCCCAGTTTAATAAAGACTCACCTATTTTATCTACTTGTTCTAAATTAGTACCTAATGCTTTGGCTTGAGCAACAGCTTCAGCTAATAATTTAGGATTTTGATTAAATTTAGCTGTTATGCCAGCACTAAGTTTTCCTATTTCTTGAAATACTTGTCTAGCATTAACTTGAACACCTGTAGACTTTTGGGCTGCTACTATACCAGCTGATATTTGTTTGTTAGTATCTCTTAAAGAAAGATTATTTAATTTTCCTAATTCATATATGTTAGTAGCTTCTGTTGCTGTTAATCCCATTTGATTAGTCATAGCAGCAAATTCATTAGCTGTTTGTCCACTAATTCCAACAGATAATCCTAATCCTTCATTTAATCCTGATATTGCTTCTCCTATTTGTTTTGCGCTATAAACATTGCTACCAAATGCTTTTTGACTTTCATGAGCATTTCTAGTCATTTCTTTCACTTGGTCTGTTGTTTGACCTAATGCTCTAGCAGTTCCTGTAAGTATAGAGTCATATTCTTTAAATATACCAAATGCCTTTTTTATATCATTAAAAGCAGATTTGACTAAAGTTAATCCTACAAGAAATCTATTTACAGGATCTTGCATTGCTTCTCTAAGACCTTCTTTAACAATTTTGGACATTTGTCCAAAACTTACTTTTCCATTCTCAGCAGCTTTTCTTAATTTAGTATTTATATCTTCTATTGTTTCACTCGGTATCCCAAATTTCTGTAGAGTTTTAGCTATGCTTTTAAAAAGTTGTCCTGTAATGCCTAGATTTTTATGAATTAGTTTTTCAGTTTCTATTCTTTCTTTTGAATATTTTATTTCTTCTTCTAATTCATGTATAAGTTGTTGATGAGCATCTATTGTATTTCTTACTTGGCTAACTAATCTTTTTTGTTCTTCTTTTCTTTCTATTGTTTTTTTTAAACTTTTTTCAAGTATACTTAAAGCAGAATTACTATCTCTTAAGTTTTGTCTTTCTATTCTTAATTGTGCTGCTGCTCCTGCTGCTCTACTACGAGATAAAGTATCTATTCTAAATTGTATATCTCCTTGATTCTGTAACTCTCTATTTATACTAGCTTGAATATTTCTTTCATTTGTTGCTTCTTGTCTAGCTAATATTAAAGCTTTTTGTTTTTCACTATTTAATTTAGTAATAGCAGTTCCTGAATTTGAAATTATTTTGCCATGTTCTTTTTCTAATTCATTTATAGCTTTATTTAAAGTTCTAATAGAAGAAGAATTATTTAAACGATGTTGAATATGTTTTTCTAAAACAGAAGAATATTTTAATATATCTTTAGCTATATTTAAAGAATCTTTTTCATCGGAGGATAAAGATCCCCTAACTTTTCTTATTTTTTCATACGTACTAAGTAAATCTTTAGCCGCCTCATTTTGTTCCTGGATTGCCCTTAGTCGTTTTTCTTCTTCTTCTGGGGTGAGATTTGCCATTTGTTTGCAATATTATGTGTATAAATATTAAAAGCGCCTATTTTTTAGGCGCTTTAACTTTATAAGTTGGTGGGACTGGTGGAGCTATGTTCGGACGTGATATTTCGTTTTTTCCGTTATTTTTCAATAATTTATTTTGTTTTTCATGTTCTTCTGCCTCTTTGTCATAAAACTCTTTAATCATGTTAAATGTAGTTTTACGTAACCATATAGGCATATTATATATAGTATTCCAATCATACCCACCTTTTCCGTGAAATACTATTTCGTGGATTTGTTTAAATATAACTACTCTATAATCAGGCGTCAGGCCAAAAAAAGTTAATAGAAACAGGAATATTTATACCCTCCCCTGTATAATTTTCGTCCTCTGGGTAGTATTTTAATTCAATATCTGGTTGGATTTTAGCATAGTATTCACGTAATGCTCTTGCATCAGGAGCTAATAACATTTTATCTACAAATTCACGAATATCTTTTTGCTCTCGGCTTCCGTTAATTGAAGTAATGATATATTTCATACGAGTAGTAACATCAAATGAACCATTAGGATTTACTTTTTGTAAACCTTTAATTTCTCCTTCAATTTTCTTTTCATCACCGTGTGTCAGCAATTGAAATGTTACTACATTTCCTGATTTAGGTAATTCAAAACTAAATTCATTTACTCCTTTTTTAAATAAAGAGTTATCAATTTCTTTTTCTTTTAAAGTAGATAAATCAACAGTAGCTTCTATTTCTTGTCCTCTTTCATTATTGTATTTAAATTGATAATCCTTACCATATCCTAAGATACGAGCTGCAACTAAAATTGCATTTTTATCTCCAATCAACAATTCATCATAATTAATAGGACTAACAATTAATGATTGTAATAATTTGTCAATCACTGTGCCTTGACGAATGTAATTGGTATTAGTAAGAATATCTTCTTCTCTAGCGGTCATATATTTCATTTCAATTTGACCTTTTGAAAGAGGGGAAGTTTCTGGGTAGAGTAAACCTTGTGAAGGTAACGAAACCATTTCTGTCGGTAACTTAATTTCTGCCATAAATGTATTTTATTTTTGTTGCGTATATAAATATATGCAAAAAGAAAGCGTTCGCCAAAAGGCAAACGCTTTTTGAAGAAAAGAAATATGAGAAGTAATTAGAAGTTTAATACGCAATAATCCATAGCAAGTGTTACACTGAGTGTAATTGCTGCATCACCTGTAGCCCAATCATAATCGCCAAAAGTAGCTGTTTTGCAATAAGCTCCTTTAACAACCCACTCACCAACGATATCACCTACAGGACCTAAAATATTTAAAGTTATATCTTTCTTATAAAAGTCAGAATAACCATCACGGCCTGTTACTGATTCGTGTGCTAAACGAGCCCATTCCATTACTGATTGTGCACCAGAAGGAGTGATTGGGTCATAAAGTTCCATTGTCATGTCGTTCCAACGAACTTTACCTTTTACTTTACGATAAACGTTAATGTGTTCTAATATAATTTCACCAGCATCGAATCCAGGAGCAGATACTTTTTTAATTAAGTAAGCTGGGATGCCATCTATATACATGATGAAGCGATTTGCTACTTTTGGCTCATACGCTGTGAACATTATTTCATTTGGATCTAATACTGCCATTTTATAGTTATTTTATTTGTTGTCAATAAATATTAGCAACTACATCCCCTTATGCAGGGAATGTAGCGCCGGTTGGAAGAATGTTAAAGTTTAATATTACGAATTCAGCAGTTTTAGTTGGTTGAATATAAATCTGACCTACTAATTGGTTACGATCTACTACATCAGGAGTATTGTTTGTTTCATCCATTACTACTTTATAAGCATACAAACCTTGACGTTGTACTACTGAGCTTAAGTATGGATTTACTTGAGATAAGAAACGATTACGTGTTACAGTTGTATTTTGTTCGAATACTAATGTACGAGCAACACCTCCAATATATCCTTTTAATGCGATCAACAAACGACGAACGTTTACACGATCTAAAGCTGTTGGTTTTTGTTGTAATGTCTTTTGACCCCAAACACATACCCCAGATCCTGGGAATGTAGCTAATGGGTTAACATTTGATTCGTATAATGTATCACGATCTGTTTGAGATAAACGGAATTGAGCTCTTAATACTGATGGTATTCCACCGCGATTCAACCCGGCTGGGGCAAACCATTCAGCACCTACTTGGTCGTTAAATGCTAATACACCACCTATTACAGTTGATGGAGGAGTCCATACTGATTTTCCTAAATTTGAGCTAAATAATTGAACCCAAGGGAAATAGGTTGCCGCGTAATTACTTGTTTGACCATTTGCTGCTGTAGCAGCTCCGTTTACTGATGCTCCATCATAAATCATAGCATCTGTAATAGCAATAGCATCACCTCTGTCTTCAACACAAGCAATCATATTATCAATAGCACTATTAGCTAAGCTAACACCTGGTGCTAATAATACATTGAATCTATAATCATCACTATTTGATAGTATTGTGAAAGCTGTATTGTAGTCAGCAGGAGCAAATCCTTGAATATTACTTGTAGTAATGCTTTCATTCATTAATTTTGCAGCTGTAGTATCAGCTACACCTCCAGCAAATGAACCACTTCCTACTTTAGGTAAATATCCACTTAAATTAGTATCATATTTACCAGTATTGAGAATTGAATTAGGAGTAGCATATACTGATTTAACACGAACATATTTTGAAATATTAGTGTAGTTACCTGAGAATTGTATTGTGGTGCCATCAAAATATGGTTTTAAATCACCAATTACACGAGCAACATAGTTAGGTAATTGAGGGTCTAAACTTAAATTAGTCCAAGTTTCTAAAATATTCTTTTGAGCATTATTATCATCACCACGACGAATAACAAGAGTAAATGTACCTTTATTAACATCTCTATTAGTTACTTCCCAACGAACATTCTGACTAGAACCACTAGCTAAAGCGCCATTTGTTTCAGTACTGGTATTGTTCATTTGGTTACCCCAAGCTAAAGTTTCAAGAACAACTGATGTTACACCTGTTGCTGATCCTCCAGCAAATGTTGTAGAACTTACTTTAAAACTATTTCCAACAGTACCACCGTAATTAGCAGTAAAATTAATATAGTTACCATCACCTCTAACAGCTGTAATACCAAATGTAGCAGCAGTTGAAACAAATTTATTAATTATATTGTTTATAGTAGCAGTTTTAGAAGAACCTGTTACTATGTATTTAGCAGTAGTAGTATCAACTTGAGTAGTACTAGAAGTAACATAGAAAGTAGCAATACTGTTAGCAGTTATTCCGTTTGAAGAACCTGTTACTGCAAAAGTTTGACTATCTGCTGCTAATGTATCAAAATCAATAGAAGCAGAAGCTACAGCACCCGCATTGTTAACATTTGATGTAGCATAAGTGCTAGCATTATTGCTTCCACTAATAATTCTAGTTACTAGTAAAGTTTGACCACCATTTTGGAAATATTCCTTGGCAGCCATTGATGTGAAATATTCATAATAGTAACTACCACTTTGAAAAATATCACCAAATATTGACAAATATTGGTTATAAGTGGTAACGTAGGTAGGTACAAAAGGTAAGCCGCCTACTGTAGGACCTACAAGAGCGGCACCAATGGTTTGTGGACCTTGTGTGTATAAACTCTGATCTGTTTCAATCTGAAATACACCAGGAGAAATAATTGCTTCTGACATTTTATTTATTTAATTTAGATGATTTTATTATTAATTATCTAATAATAAATATCTATAATTATATGTAAAACGCAGAGGTATGTAAAATTATAGCGGAGTTATTTCACCGGTTTGCGGATCTATATTACCAGTTCCGTATTTTTCCTGTAACATTGTGATTAATTCTCTTTCTTTTTCGCCAAGAGTTTTAATATCACTCATTACACCTTCTTTTTCAGTTTCTAATAGTGATTTTTGTTGAAGAAGTCCTTGAAGTTGTGCTTCAACACTACCTAATTCAAATACAAACTTATTGTATTGAATTTGTAAATCTTTAATTTGTTGTAACTCTTCTGGTGTTAATTGTTTTGTTTCTGACATAATCTTTATTTTTCCCAGCGCGCGTTAGGACATGCCTCAGGGCCAGGATTTGGTGAAAATATTTTTTTACTTAATGGACATCCACATAATTCACAAGTAAACATATCTAAATGTTTTTGATAGGATTTATGTGGGCATTTATCGCAAACAGATATTCTATATTCT